CTAGGCTCGCGAAGCTCACGCTTGAGAGCATCTTTTGGCATTTTTTTAATGAGATCATCTTTTTCAATGATCGACATATTGGCAAGGCTCATAGTGTATTCCTAACTGAATATGCTCTTAGCTAGTCCAAGACCACCCAGTCCAAAACCTAACATTTGTTGCGCTGCGCTAGGTTGGGCTTGGAAAGTCGCGGTTTCACTGATTGGGCTGACAGGCACACCGTGTAGAATACCACCCATGTAAGCAATTTGCTGACGGGGGAAATCGCGCTCTGAGATAAAGTCAGACGTTGCAATGTCCAGTTGCTGTTGATCGAAAGCTTGCTGCTGCTCTCCAATTTGACGCAGCACATCAGCTTGACGCAGACCAAAAGCTTGCTCGCCCTCTCCAAGAGCCGCCGTTCTTTGAGCAGCCTGTAACCCAAGCTGTTCTCCAGCAATACCTAATCGGCCAGCCTGTTGTGCCGCTTCTTCAGTGAGACCAAACGCTCTTAACCCACGCATCTGATCTGCTTCAAATGCTCTTTGAGCTTGTTCAAATGCTTGAGCGCGTTGCGTTGCCTCTAGATCACCTAGCCTATCTTCCAGCCTCTCACGGGCCAGACCACGAACAATACCTTCTCTTGAACCACCAAAAGCACCAGCACGAACAGCTTGACTAGCTAGTTGAGGGTCAGTCTGTTCTGCAAACTGCCTACGAGCACGGGCCTGTTGAACATCAATGACGTTCTCAATGAACGGGTTCATATATTGCTGGGCAACGCCGGGATCAGTAAACTGACCAGTTTGAGCCACGCCGGGTGTATAGCCGGGCTGAAAGTCCATAGTTTGTTGAAAACGTGATCTGGCTGCATCAAACTCCTCAGGCAAACCACTACGCGCAATACCAGCAGCCGTGTCGAAGGACTCTCTTTGAAGAGGATCAAACTCAGCAATTCTCTGAGTAGGTATGGGTATGTATTCTTCTTGAGAAACACCTTCGGCGCGTTCCAGAAGACTAGTGAAGAATGGCTCCACATACTCAGGAAGTGCGGACGTATTTGTCGTCACATTCTGAGGTGGAGGTGGGGGTGGTGCGCCGCCGCCGCCTTTACCCATTAGCCTTCTCCTTCAAACATTTTTTCAAACACAACATATTCTGGCGTCCAACCGTGAGGCCCCAAAACTTTCTCAAAACCGTTTCGGCCCGTCATCTCCAAACCGTCACAGTCATTATCTCTTGCCCACTTTTCCAACGTCTCCA